TTCCTATTTTAACAAGCGGAGATTTTCTGCCCAACTGTTGAGCATAGCCTGAACTCTTAGGATCCCTAATTGATTTACCGGATTCAGGTGTCTCCAAATCAAGCACATCAATGCTCGGCGGAGTTAGCTTTGGCTCAAGGTATTTTAATATTTGATCACTAAGCGCCATTAACCACTAATTTTATTTTTTAATAATGTTGCCTGCAGTTTAGTTCTTGAAATTGGATCTGGACAATCCTCTTTCTTTATTGAGGTAACATCAGTTCCAAAAACAATTTTACCATTAACCACCTTAACCGATGTGTCTTTAGCAATATTAGTTGGCGCAACCACCGCACCTGCAGTTTTCTGCAAATAATCCAATCTATTCTTATCCTGTTTAGTCTTGGGTTGAATAAAGGCAGTTCGCTTCTTCTTTCTGGTAGAAGTTTGCCAATTATTATTAGATCCGTTAATATCAACTGGATTAGTTAGCATACCTGAGAGAACTTCTCCATCTGGCACTCTAATTAGATCATTAACATTTATTGAAAATGGATTAGATATTCCGTTGTATTTAAGTAGAATACATAGGAAGTTAGTAGTTTGATAGAAGATCTTTGAGATAAGGTCGCCTCGCATTTGAACTCCTTCTTCTACATTATACAATTTTCCTTGACCTACTAATACTCCCCTAAAAGTTACGCTTCTACGAGTAAGATCGTCAACCTCATCACCATTAGTCTTGGTGAATCTTTTTTTATTTTGAAAAATACTTAATGATAACATTATAATTTGGTTAGTTTTGGCCGTACGATCTTTGATAATATAATAGTAGTAAACTATCATCAATTAGTCCGCCTGCCTCCAATGAGGCCGCTTTATCTGATCCAGGTAAAGGTATACCGTATCCCTGTAAAAATCTATTTCTAAAACCATCATATACGGCTTTATCTCCACTCTTCATTTTTCCGTAATATGCATCCAGACTAGTTTTAGATGCAGCTCCGTCAGTTTTAACAAGTTCATCCCAGTCTTTAGTATTCTTTTCGCCAAATGTATCTTCTAATGTAGATGACTTGATTCGACTAGAGGTCAATTTAGTTTCACCAGCGTTAAGCATTCTTTCAATAGCAGTCTTATCTCTAGGCTTGCCTTGCTTTAAGGTTACGGTAAATGAAACACCAGTTGGAAAATCGTCTGGTCCAATTTCAGCATCCCATTCCATTGAAACATTTGTGCACATTAGATCTCCCATTACAAAAATAGGATTCATTGGATTTCCAACAACCAGGTGCCATTCTCCGACTGGCCTATCTGACAAGGCTGATTTAATTGAAATCAAATCCGGAATCGCATTTCCAAGTCTTGCCATAAGTGCTGTTTGTAATGCATCACCAGTTAATTTAGCTGGGTCGTTTATTAATTTACTAGCCGCACTACTTGCGGCATTTGTAAAGTTAGCAATTAATTTTGTAAATTGCTCAGCATTATTACCTGAGTAAGTTGATCCCCAATTGCTTAATAATTTGCCTAAGGCTTCATTTGTACTTGGGTCAAATTTCAATCCAAGTTTAGGATAGTATCGAGCTAATTGATTTAAGAACTGTGCATCATTGTATGTTAAGTTAATAAAGTTAGAAATTAAGTCTAGTGCTGCAACTTTTGGGCTCAATCCATTAAATGATCTAAATGCATATTGAAACTTAACTGTAATTGGATTAATCCAATTTGAATTCTGCATTCCTCTAGACCTGCGACTAGTTTGATGGATTACGTTAACTGGCCCGTAAATTCTATTCCAATAAGGACCTGTTGTATACAAGTTCTTTTGGTATTTTTGCATTTTGTCTTCGTATCCTGAAATTTGTTGAATATTAGCGTCTTTTCCATTAAACGAGGCGTATGCCGTTTCCAATGCGCCTTTAACCGCATCTCCTCCAGGAAGTCCTGCAACCGCCGATAGTAAGTCGCTAAATGTTACTTCATTACCGGTAACTTCCTGTTCAGACACTGGCAATGTTTCCCATGGCATATCCCATGAAAATACTCCTAGTTTATTCAAATCATTGCCAGTGTCTGAACCAAACCATGTCACAGCTTGTGTAACTGGAATAGCATTTCGACGCTGATCAGTTGTTCCGATTCTTAAAGTATCTCCTATTGGAAATGGATAACGTCTTAGGGTAACCAATCTATTATTTGGAATTTTTCCGTAATACTTACAGAACATGAAGTCAGTTAGAGAATAGGGTTGGAAACCTACTGATGTGCCAGCCGATACTTCTGCTCCCCATTTTTGCAAGTGAGATGCTGTCGGATTAGACAGAATTCCATGTTGATTAGCTCTAAAACTTCTAGCCGATTGGGCAGTTCTACCCTGTCGTGCTTCCCATTGCTCTAATTGCTGCTTTAAATATTCTGCCTGCTGACTATTATCTTCAGCTTGACGTTTTGCACTTTCGAGTTGGGCTTTTTGTATAATAGATTCAGCAACTGAATCTTCAACATATTCTTTGTCTGTTTTTAATCGTGTTGAGTAGCCAATAAAGTGACCTTCAGTTCGGTATTTGGCTCCAGCATTTAATGGAGAGTATTGAAACACTGCAAATTTATTAAATATTGAGCTAACATTATGCTGGACAATTCCATTTTCTGCAGGCACCAATAACTTTTCAAGAACCGATGCATCTGTTCCAGGGTTTCTCTGTAGCTCGTCCATGTAGTTAATTCCAGGGAAGGCCGCCACTGTTGTTATTAATAAGCCAGTTGAATTAGATGAGTCGGATGTTGACATATATTGCAGTTATTTCTAGAGTTATTTATCGACCTAACCAAAAAAAGGAAGATCGAATGACCTTCCGTTTTAATATCTTTAAGTAGCACCGATTTATTAATTTCCTATCTGGATCTTATAAGTCAATTTAGCTGGGTCCAGATCATAATTGTCAGCCATTTCAATTTCAATATTGAATGGATATAACGGAAAACCTTCCCAAGCTACCTCAACCCTTTGATAGAATGGCCCAGCATCTTCGATTTCAAAATCGTATCTAGTACTATCATCATTTACTTCATTCCAGACACTATAGTCTCCTGCGATATAAACTGATATTAATTCAAAGTCAAAGCTACCAATACCTGATCGATCGTATATTGGTGCCATACTGAACCTGATTTTAACAGTATCAACACTAGAATCCTCAATCTCAATCAAACCATTTGCCAGTCCCAAATTAGCTAATTCAGCATCATCTGCATTATCCTTACCGGTATGAGCTTTAATGGTTAACTTTTTAGGAAAATAGGTATCTATCTCATATCGGTCAAAGCTGTATTCCAACGGCTGACCTGGTTGACCTGAGTAGGCTTCAAATAGTTTTACGTGTTTGGTCATTACTTGATTTTTGATTTACTTAGAGTATTAAATGAAACTGCGTATTTCTCGTTAACTTTATTTAGCATTCTACTAATTTTTCGGGTTGAGCGACCTGCTCTTTTTGCTTCGTTAACTCGTTCTGCGAGTTCTAAGTTGTCAAGATACAACCCTGGAACTACAATAACTTCACGGCCATCGTACTTTACTGGGTGTACCAATTCCACTTCAAAACGATCCACATCTGGCTCGTACACATTTTGGTAAATCTCTGTGATTACCGCCTCTTGGCCATCAGCTAACTCCAGCATGTCGTTCTGCATTTCTTCAACGTCTGCTCGAATAATGACCTTGTCTCCAATTGAAAATTTCATCTCTTTTCTTTTTTAATTTTTAGTGTTAAATCGCCAGTCCCTTTGATTAGTCGATGCCAATCATGTCTAGGAATAGTTATAGTATTATTTAACGAGACAGGCAGTGCATTATCTAATTGGATCATCCAATCAGTTGCAGATTCTGAAACTATTTGTCGAGTTTCATCGTCCCTATGCCATTTTAATTCAATTGGATCAATATCGTCTGAAAATTTACGAACAGTAACGTCTTTTATTTGATCAATATCTAAGTAAGGCTTGGTCATTTCCTTTTTCTTACCTTTTGTGCTAAATCCTTATCCGCTTTTCCCCAAGTACCGCTTGACTTTGTAACAAATGAATTTACTCGTGCATGAGCCCATGCAGTTTGACCTATACCTGGACGGTGACCTGTTTTCCAAGCTGCCATTCCTCTATTAAAAACTTGTTTAAGAATACCAAATGGTATTTTATACTTTGCCGCTTTTGCCTTTAGTGATTTATCCGCCGAGCTAGATTCATTAACTTCAACCCATTCTGCAAATCGATAAACTCGATTCTCGCTCATGTCCTGATTTACTTTATTTGTATATGAACTTTTAACTTTGGAACCTTTAAACTTTCCACTTTTATCTAGATCGCCAGGCATTGGCTTATACGCACTATCATTAGAGTCGCTCATCTCGGCTTGACGCTTCATTTGACTCTCTTTCTTATTCTTTTGATCTTTATTTAGACCTTTGAAATAAGGGCCAGATTTTCCGGTTACTTTTGCTTGGTCCATGCTTAGGTTTATTATTTTACCAGAATCCTGGATAGGTTTTACCTCCCCATAGATGAGAGTATCGGTTTATTCTACAAGCCCAATAGCCTGCTTTTTGTTTATCGTTCTTTAAATGGCAACGGTGTCTAGCTGCAAAGCTCTTTCGTGCTTCAGGATTACTAACCTTTGCAGTTAATCCACCATGCACATCACCAAATGCAATTTTTCTAACTTTTTTAGTTGTTGGATTCATTACGTAGACATGATACTTCTTAGCACCACCTCTCATTGGCTTATTAAGCTCAACTTGTTTTCCTGAATATTCTGCCTCAAATAAAAAGTCTAACGGCACAGATTCACCTTCATATTCAGCAAATTTACCTAGGTCAGTTTCTTCAAATAATTGTCGGTCAATTCCTTCTAATAAAAGTGATCCAGTATCAAATCTTCTTCTGGCTTCTGCTAGTAATTCAAAATGAGCTTGACTTGTTGGTCTGTATATTGATTCAACGATTGACACCTGGTTATTGATGTGATATTGTAAACTTTCTGACATTGGATCAAGATCCGGATTAGGAATCATTCTCCAACGCTTTTCCATATCTCCACCAGCAATACCTTTAGCTACTTTAACGTCAGTTGATCTTTCCTTAATTGTTTCAAGGGCTTCAATATATTCACCATTATCATATAGTGCTTGAACAGTTTCAGCATCCTCATCTGATAACCTAACCATGTAGATCAATGGATGTCTTTGTTGATTGTAGTGACACCTCATCTTAAGCATGCCAAGAGTTTGTTTCATCACTTTATCATCATGAGATCCAGTCATATCACCAAGGCCTAGTGCATCTAGTTCCATGTCTGAATCTAGGTCAGATGGAGCCTTAATAAATGATTCAATTCCATGACAATCTGCGATTCCATAGTACCATTCAAAGCCTGGATCAGACATTGATTCAAATAATCTAAATGAGTGAACGTAACTTTTCATTATTAGTTTGCGGTTATTTCTCCGCCACATTTGCAAATGTGACCTTCATACATCTCAGTTTTTTCGTATGCCATTCCACATTCATTACAAGAATAATTACCTTCGTTAGCCATATACTCTGCTTGACCTTCAGCTGTCTCTGCAACTTCAGTCATTTCACCAATTAAAAAGTTAGCAACTTCTTCCATATCATCCTTTGAGGTTGTAATATGATCTACTGCCCAATTGTGGCCATTCTTTAAGATTGCATCAACTTTTAAAGGATCCATTTTTAACATGATTCCAGCTAGTCTATGCACTGTTTCTAAATTACCAAAGAACATATAGTTCTCAGTTTGGTGTTGTTCGTCATGGTTAATTCCAGCAGGTTGCATTGGCATTTCATCGCCAGATACGTGATGAGGTTCCATTGATACATGATCCATGAAACTTTCAAAAGTTTTAATAAGTCGGTTTTTCATTACTTTGTATTATTTTGTTCTTTTATAAAGTCTGCAAATCCTAAGATTGCTGATTTTTTCTTCTTTTTCTTTGTGGTAATATCGTCCATTGATATGAATTTATCGCCAGATCCAACTGAGTCAGCAGTAGGGGCAACAATAGGTCCCATTGATCCAATTGATCCAGGTACTTGAGGAGAAACTCCTGGAGCAACTCCATCTTCACTAACTTGTTTTGGTTTAGGTTCATCAACTACGGTTGTGTCTAAAATAAACATTCGGCTTACTGCATCCGCTTTCATTTCTCCCTCTCTTCCTCCAACTGCCTTGCCTATTAATTTAGCTGCGCCATTTAGAGTCTTTGCATAAATTGTGTGGAGCCATTTTCCAGTATCTTTAAATGCTTTACCTGCAACAGTTTCATCAGAACCTTTAAATAGTAAATTCATTAGGTCCTGTGATGCTTTTCTAAACTTCATCAATTTAGAGTCGTCTGCTATTTGCTTGCCGGTAACTGGTAATGAAGTTCTTTCATATAACGGTAACTTCTTATTGAAGTCATAGTGAATTCCTTTGTACTTCTTTGTGTCAAACTCTTTATCCTTAACTCTCTCAATTAGGGCCTTTTGCACTTGATCGATTAGTCTAACTAGGTATTCCTTTGCCTCTTGTGAAACTTCTGGAAATCCATTAACACTGGTTCTAAGCTTATTAGCTTCAGTCAAAATATCATTTTCATTTGACCATGCAGTATGTTGAAATTCAAATATTTTACGAACTAATGATGCAACATCCTTATTAACAAAAATACCATTCTTAATATCATCAGTCTTTTCCTTACCGATTTCTGAACTTATTTGACCAGTGTAAGTATTAATAGCATCATCTATTCCAGAGGTTACCTCTTCGGGCATTCCATCTGCTAGTATTTCAGCTGTTTCTAAATTAGCAAATACTTCTTTTGCAGCCTCTTCCTTTTCTTCTGGAGTTTGAGCTCCTTGGAATTTTGAATAGGCTTGTTTGGTTTTCTCAGCAGGCTTAGTTATTCTAAGAGCATAAATTTCAGATAGGTCCTTGTTAATATCATCAACCTTTTTGCGAATATCGTCTGCAAACTCTGAAGCTGCGCTCTTTGCACCTAGTGTTTCATAAATAACTTCAACTACTCTAACTCTACAAACAAATCTGGTAATTTTATCAGTAATTCGGTTAATTTCTAATTCATTTAGCTCTTCCTTATCTAGAGCAGTAAGTAGTTCTTTTCTAAATACTGAGATTCTCTCATTAAGGTAAATAAAGTACTTATCAAGTACAGCTTTCATGCCAGGATTAGAGAACGTCTTAAATAGAGTAGGATCCTCTAGTTTCTTTCTAAGGTCATCTTCTCCAAGATTGAATAACCAATCAAGAATACGATTCATATCCTCGTTATCATCACCAGATGATCCCGAGCCGCTAGACTTTGAGTTCTTAGCCTTATTGATTAAATCTTCAGTGTCTGACCCAATTTGGATCAACTCTGTTTCAAGAATCAGGCTCTCAAGTACTTGTAATCTTTTTACATTAAACATATTATGCTTCAAATTGTAGTAAATATTTAGTTTTGTTTGCTAAATCTAAAACCTCATCAGCTAGGTTAAAAAGCTCTGAATCTTTTTCTTTATCAAAGATTTCGCAGAAGTTAACTCTAAAAGCATCATCAACTAGTTCAAAGAACTCATTAATTGACGTATCATAGTCATACACCATAATAGCAGCTTCTCCAAATTTTAGGTGATCTTTACCGTACTTTCCAGCAATTGCTTCAACTACTGTGTCCATTTGACCAATAAATGCCTCATAGAAAGATCCAAAATGACGATGTTCTCTATCGTATCTGGTTTGCCAGTGAATAATTTTTGCCTGATCTGCAATTTGCATGAACGATAGCATTAGGTAACTTATTGTTACTGGTTGTTCGCTCTGTGGCGTAACTTCATTTTCTAGTCCGAACATTAGTTTTTACGAAATTTTTGTGCTTTTTGCCATTTTGAAAAAGGTGTCACCCAGAAATCACGGTTAATATTCTTTTGTAAAAAATCATACACGTCATTTCCAGTAGGATGCTGTTGTACCGCATTTTTTAAAGGCTCCTTGCCTTTACGGTAGTTATCAATATTCTTAGCTGTCTTTTCCATAAAGTTATTTATTCGGCAGACCTTGGCTACTTCCTATCAAAACTTTATAACATAATTAAATATAAGTATAGATAACAAAACTGTAATAATTGATGAAGTTTGACGAATTAACTCCACAGGATGTCTCCGATCTTTCTACCATTTACTGGAATAAAGATTTAAGCTGGGACACCCGAATGAAAGAATTAAGCGAATACTTGGGTAAATCTGAAAGGACTGTCCAAACATGGTTAGCTAAACTCGGAATCACCGAGAGCTCAATACAAGAGTCTCCGCAACTAATTAAAGCCAGAGAACGCAAGTTCGATAAAAAGAAAAAGCGATTCATTATCACATGGGCACAAAATGATACGCCAGTTCACGAAGAATTCGTATCTAACCTTGAAAAGTACGCAGAACTAATTAACGCTGACATTCATGTAATTGCAGGTCGATACAAAAATCCAACCTCAGTATTCTCTGATAAGAACTACGAGACTTGGGCAGAACGTATTGAAACCTACTTAGACGCAGGTCGACATGAGGTTCACAAACACATGTGGATCATGTCTGATGTTAAAATTCAGCCAACTGCCGTTGATCCAATGACTGGATTGCAAGGTATGAGCGGTATTAACTCATGTGTATTTGGCTCACCTAAGGTCCACTTGGAAACAATTCCTGTGCTTGAAGGCAATTTGCCAAAAATGATGATGACTACTGGTGCTTGTACTGTTAAGAACTATACTGATTCAAAATCAGGTAAGAAGGGCGAGTTTCACCATACTCTTGGATTTGTAGTAGTTGAGATCAAGGACCAAAATATCTTTTTTGCTCGTCAAGTAACCGCAACAGATGACGGTAACTTTACTGATCTCTATAACCGAGTTGAATATAATGAGGATATTGAATCTAGTGAAATTATTCAAGTTACTTCAGTTGCGGCTATTGTCTTGGGAGACATTCACTACGGCCAACATGATGAGAGAGTAATAAAGAAAACTCTTGAATTATTTAAGAAGCTTTATCCGGATAATGTTATTCTACATGACGTATTTGACGGACTTTCAATCAATCATCATGAAATAAAAGACCCTTTCATTCAATACAAAAGAGAAATGGATGGATCAAATTCATTAAAGAAAGAGGTTGATGCTATGCTAAAGGGCCTTGAGGCTTTTGCAGAATACAAAGTTGCAATTGTTCGTAGTAATCATGATGACTTCTTGGATCGTTGGTTAAAGTCTACTGATTGGAGAAAAACTGCAACTCTTAAGAATTCTTTGGAATACATGGAGTACAGTGCTCTTTTACTTAGAGGAATTGCACCAAACGGAGTAATCCCTTACCTAATCAATCAAAAATTTCCAAATTTTAAAACGTTAGGTCGTAGCGATAGCTTTGTAATAAACGGTTGGGAATTAGCTCAGCATGGAGATATTGGTTCAAATGGTTCTCGCGGATCGCTTCTTCAATTTAGAAAATTAAATACTAAAATTGTAGTAGGTCATTATCATTCGCCTGGTCGTAGGGACGGAGCATTAGCTGTCGGGACGTCTACTAAATTAAGAGTTAACTATAATGTCGGACCTAGTGGATGGCTCCAATCACACGTAATCATTCACCATGATGGAAAAGCTCAACATATTAACTTTATTAAAGGCGAGTTTACATCACTATAGTTACTGTAAACCAATTCACATAAAAAAAGCTCCATTAGGAGCTTTTTTAGTTTAGTTAGTCTTCAATTTGGATTATTGGTTCTGGACTTAATTTTTCAGGTTCATCATTAATCACATTCTCATGATTAATATTTTCGTTTAATGATTCCATTAAGTCCTTATTGAAATTGTAAAATTCTGAGTGAACTGTTGATGGTGTTGCTTCTTTAAATGCTGCAAAGTCTCTAGTTTTTATTGAATTCATTATTGACTCTCCGATATTGGTTGTTGGAACTTCGATCAATTTAGTATTTCTCTTAATGTTTAAATTTCTTGATCTTTTCTTTGCAAGTTCTAATTGTAGAGCAATGTCTTTAATTCTACTAGGTTCAGCTGCGATGCTTACTGGTTCAAAACCGGGTCTAATTGCTTTTAATACTGATTCTATATTGCCATCGCCGATCATAACATGACCTGCTAGGTTTTGTTTATCGCTTGCTGATACTTTAGCAAGCGCATTATTTAAGGTTTCTTTCTTAATTGGAAAAATCTTGCTAGATTTTCCTGGATGAATACATATTAACAGAGTAGGTAATCCATTTTTCTCAGTTAAGATGCGTGCATTCTTGATATGGCCTTTATGGATTGGTTGAAATTCTGAAAGTAATAGGTTAACTTTCTTTACTTTGGTTTGAGCATCATTTGCTACATCATAAGTTTCAAAATAGCCTGGAGCTTTATCATCTCCAACAAATTCGCTAAATGAAGGAAAATAGTTCTCAAATAATTGATCGCCCATTGCAATTTGGTCTAGCTTACCGATTTGATCAATAAGGTTAGTTTTCATTGCATCAGTGAAAAGATGAGAATTTATTTTTATCTTCTTTTTTCTAAAGATGTTTATAAAGATTCGATATATTTCTTTGAAGTTTTGGTTATTTAAAATTATTTCAGATACTTGAGTATCATTTACCAAGTCTAAGTTAACATCAAACTCTTCTCTCTTTAGGAATTCTGGTACCTGAATGTCAAGGTCATTGTATTTCTCTCCAAATTCTTTAATAAATTCAATAAACAACTTATTGATTAATGAAATAAATCTTTCGTCAGGAGTTTCACCTTCAAGCGAAATTGATCTAAGTTCAGAAAGTCTGTAACTCTCAATAAAGTTCATTAAGTCAGTTACAATAATCCAAATATAATCATCGCTTTTCTTTTGAACTTTTTCTTGAGGTAAGTTCTTTGCATTATCATAAAAAACTGGATCTACTAGTTTAGCAAGTACTGCTTCTTCTGAGGATTTACCTTCATCTGCAAATCTAAATACAACTTCATCGATTGCTCTATCGTCTGCAACTGATTCGTCAACTGCTGGGTTTAAAACTGATAATATATGTTTAGTGAATGATTTAGTTTTAAATTTCTCGCTTAGTGCTGCAAGCGGAGTAAAAATGAATTCTTGGATCTTAACCTTTTGGTCATCATTTAACTTTCCTTGAAATATAATAGCTGGTGGATTTACATTAATCACGTTAGCCCATTTATTTAATTCTTCTTTATCGTGAATCGTTTGAATGTGTTGGTAATTTTCATCAAGTACTTTAATGTGACTTAATCTTAATGGAACCTCTCTATTAGGATTGTAATCCATTCCAAACACATAGTTCTCAGGAACTGTTTTTAAGGCGTCATGCCCAAGACTCTCAAAATGTCTAATGCCCGACTCGTAGTATTTACTAAGAACTCGGTCGATGTAACCAATTTTACTGTCTTTTTTAAAGTAGTTAAAGTTATTCTGCTTGCCATCTCTTTTAGCGCCAAAATACGCGCCATCAATTTTTTCGTTAATGATAACAGTCTTATTTAAAAGATTCTCTAGAAAGTCTTTTCCACGTTTTTCATAAACGTCTCTTAGGTGTGATAGTCCTGCCATATCAGTTATTTATTAGGCTCGATTCCTAATAACGCATAGCATTCGTGGTTAAATGAAGCAACCGAGGCTTCATCAAAGTTATTAAAAACTATACTTATCTTATTATTTTTATCAGAATTAGCAAGATCGTGCATCCCAAGTTCAATCAAACGAGCCATTAATTGCTGTTCTTCTACCGTAGAATGAGCTCCGTCCCATGTGTCTTTGGTTCGATTAGCATCACCGGTCTGGCCGATTACTGTGACTACTAAGGTCTTTGAATTTGCATAAAGTGTTGTGTTTAATAACTTTAAGAACTCTAATTCAGCAGCATTCCTAGTTAATCTGTTTCTTAAGATTGCCCAAGTGTATGCAGAAATGATTGCTCGGTCAAAGATCCAAATCTTATCTGAGTATTCGGGTCTAAGATTCATTTCCATAATTGTCATAATATTTCCTAAACTGAAATAATGAAGATTTGGATTTGCATCTTGACCAACAAGGTCAAGAGCCTTTATGTGGTTTGCGAAATAAAACTTATAGTATTCAACTCGAGGATCATTACAATCTTCAATAAATTGATTTATAAGAAACGTCTTGCCAGAGTGTCTGGCTCCTTCTACGAATAATATCATACGATTTTTAGTCTTTCAGCTTCTGAGAATTCTTCAAGCGATTTTGCAGTATCCCAGTCTATTTTTATTACTTTACTCTTATCTATGAAAACAAAGCCGATTTGAATAGTTAATCCAGCGTCTAGGAACCAGGCCGTGTACTTAATGATTTCCCATAGAGAATCCTCAAATATGGTTATTGAATCAGCGTCATGCTGTCTAATTAACTCAATCGCAACTTCAGCTTTACCGCCTTCTCTTCCTAAAAAGAACGTTTTATCGAACTTGATACCGTTTTCAGAAAGAATTTCCATGACTCTTGGTTGACATGCCTTAACTCTATGAGTTATTAAGTAATTCAGGCAATCATCTTTGGTGCGATCTATCGTATTTGAGATTCCTCGAATATTAAACTTATCGGATAGAGACTCAGGCGAATCGAACCATTCATAAGGTTCAAGACCCTTAGCTTCACTACTTGTGTAACCTGGGACCCTAAAGAGTGTTTCGTCAAAGTCAAAAATGTTAATATGTACTTGATTTTGCATGCAATATTTTACTGATAAATAACCTAGTAGTTTTATCTAATATACTAAATAATGAACAGATCACTAAGAACGAGCAGAGAATACGACGGAAACCATTACCATCTCATTAGAGACTGCGTACAGGAACAAAAGCCGTTTGTAATTTATAATTTTACCAGCTCAGCCCAGTACAATAAGGTTCTAAAGGATCTTGATGGGTATGGCAAACTTCCTTATGTTTTACAAGTAATGAACTCAATTGAGTCAAGCGGGCATAGACTTAAGCGTTCTTTCCCAAGTATTTTCCTTACTAATAATGGATCAGAAGTAACTAACGAGCAATTTAAAGAAATGGTTAGAGGCTCAATTAGCCACTATGAACTAGACTCAATTGTTTGTTTATATGATGGAAATGTTGCAGTATTCTATAAAAACGGCGACCACCACCCAATCGGGGAAACTATTTACTCAAGTAACATCATCCAAGAGTTCAATAGTGATTTTTATCAAGTTGAAAGCACCTATTATTGCTTCGTCAGCTAAAACTTCGCAAGAGTTTTTGATAAAATATACTAATGGAATCAACTACATCAAAAAGAACCATAGCTGAAGTTTTTAGAGAAAAACGAGAGTCTTTCTCAGGCGAAATCTATGTAGGTATTAAACTACTTGAGAATATTCGTAAGATACCTGAGGCCCAAGTTACATTTTTAAGTTTAAGACAGAGGATGCTAGAAGAGAATCACACACTCATCGAGCACTTTACTCAGCTTAAAAAGACTTTCCGTGAAAAGAAGGGTGAGGAATGGGTAGATGCTTCAAAGAATCATCAAATCAGATATGGAGCCAATGAAAAGAACACAATAGTTGATGGAAAGACCGCTTCAATAAAGGAAAAGATTGAACAGGTTGAGAATCAAATTGGGTTCTATGCAGATTCCATTAAAACAATCGATGCAGTACTATTTGGAATCAAGACTCGTCTTGATGTTCAAAAGCTCCTAGACGGGCATTAAAAATATCTAAATGCTTGTTAAGTTTCAAACTATCAACCGATAAGCAATTTCTTGAATTGGTCAGCCACGATACTAAGGGTGAACTCAAAGATTTCCAGCTCTATTTTAAGAAACGCCAAAAGGGTTACCTTTTCAATCGCCTATACAAACGCAAATTATGGGACGGTTACGATCACTTTGTGATTCTTGACAAAGAAACTGGCCTCTATAAAATAGGCGTCGGCTTGTGGAAAGAATTATTTAACTTTGGTAAGAAGCGTGAATACGAACTCCATATTGAAAACTACGAACAGCTATTCAATCTAAATTTTACCAAAGACCAACTTGAGAAGTTTACTTCAGTAATGCTAGACGGCTCAAATATCGAGGCTCGAGATTATCAGTTAGAAGCAGTTCACCGAGCTCTTAAATATAAATTCTGTTCTCTTGAACTTGCAACCTCTGCTGGTAAAACCATTATCTTCTTTTTATACTTGGCTTTTCTAAAAAGAAAAGGAGTGCTAGTTAGTAAAGGTAAAAAAGCCCTAATTGTGGTTCCTAGAGCCGGCCTTGTTACCCAAACTGCTGAGAAGTTTACTGATGATTATAATACTGGACTGATGCAATTTAATGTGATGACTATTGGAGGTAAAAGTAAATACTCCGATAAGGCTTTTGCTGATGCAGATATAGTTATTTCAACTTACCAAAGTTTAATAAATCGACCGCCTGAATTCTTTAAGGAATTTAGTATTGTTTGTATTGATGAGTGCCACACAAGCAGAGGTAATTCAGTTAGAGATATTCTATTACAATCAACTAATGCTGAATATAAACTGGGACTTTCTGGTACAATTAAAATTGAGGAAGAGTATTCTGACTTTTTTAGAATTCAAGAATTCTTGGGACCATTAAGCATGACTCTATCGGCAAGCCATCTGATTGAGAATAACTACTCGCCTGATGTTTACATTAAAATGGTTTACTTGGAGTATCCAACGACTGAACCTTTCGTTAAGAACTACTTAGCCCTTAGAGAAGCTGGGCAATCAGGTAAGGAAATGTACGATGCTGAAAAAGCATTTATCGTGTCTTATGATCCTCGAATAGATTTTATATCTTCATTTGTTAAGAAGCTTGATGGTAATACGTTAATCCTATACATTAACGTCAAGGACGGATACGGTCAACGTATCTGCGATCGTATCAAGGAATGGAGAGAGCATGTATATTATATTGATGGTGGAGTTGACAGTTCGGATCGTGATGATTATCAACGAATCATGGAAGCTGGATCTGGCGTTACACTAGTTGCGTCATACGGAACATTCTCTACTGGTATTGACTTAAAGAACGTAAATCACATTATCCTGGCTGAAAGTTATAAGTCTGAAGTAACAATACGGCAGTCAATTGGCCGTGGGATGAGAGGCTTAAAGGGTAAGGTTAAAGTTACGATTTACGATTTAATAGATGATCTTAATGGATACATTGTTAAGCACGGTCATGCTCGTGAAAAGATTTACGTTAAACAGAAGTTTATTGTGTCAAAGCACAAATTTGATTTAGCAAGATTTGCGAAGTGATTCGTTAATTACAAATTGCTTGAAAGTTGGAAGTTTTGATTCATTGAAAGATCGGTCACTTACCCATTCATAAAACATCTTTTCAGCTTCGTCCTTAAACTCTTTGATTCTAACAACCATTTTGTTAAGGTCAGTATATCGAT